TCTCATATCCTGATGGAATCTCCATCATTCCATTAAACCCACCAATATTAGGTGCCAATGCTTTGATATACTCCACAAAGGATCTACCTTTGACGATGTCAACACCAGAAGTTTTGTAGTCCATCAGTCTCTACCTAAACGAATGTATAATGTAATGAGTGATTGTGAGATTAGATCACAAGAATATGTGAATCCTTGTTTGTTTTCTTCGTCCCAGTGTTGTCTTTGACTTTTGAGAAGTGCAGAGAACTCTTTGATCTTAGATCTCATCTCGTCTTTAGATAACTTATCCAATGATTTCACCTTTAGCAATTTGTTCACGACGTTTTAGTTTCCATACTATGTAATCCATTGTAGGGATACACATAGGATTCCAACCAACAAAGCAAGTTGATTCTCCACTTGGTATCTTCCAACAGGGAGCATCATCATTCTCAAGGTCTAATGACTTACGATACTCATCCTCACCAAACATAACAACTGCTCGCTCTGCTTGGTTCAAACTTCTAAAGCAATCGAAACCAAGTTTTCTAATCTCGTCAGGGACGTGGTGTTTCATTGGATTGCAAGTGGTTGTAGTTTATCAAGGATTTGACGATAAGCAGGGACGATATCACCTTCATCCTTTCGGAATAGATCCTTATCAAATCTTTCGTTACTACCAATCTTCCATAGTCTCATACTATCAGGACTGATTTCATCAGCAACTAACAACTCACCATGAGCAGTATAACCGAATTCAATCTTGAAGTCAACTAGGTCAATACCTAGGATATAGAATAATTGACGAAGGATGTCATTGATACGGAAAGTTATTTCCTCAAAAGGTTCAGGATCATATCCCATCAGACGCACACGATCTCTTGTTAGTAGGGGATCATGCTTGTTGTCATCCTTCAGAAAGAATTCTACAATGGGATGTGGTAGTGAATAACCTTCCTTGAGAGTTGTCTCACGGACAATAGACCCAGCAGCACGATTCCTACAGATAACTTCCAAAGGAACGATGTCTACCTTCTTACATATCATCTTGTTCGCACCAACCATATTAATATAATGTGTTGGGATATTATCTTGGGCAAGTTTCTCAAAGATAAGAGATGAGATGCTACAACAGAGGGATCCTTTTCCTAAAGGATGATCAACCATCTCACCGTTGCCTGCCGTCACCTTATCGTGATACTCAATGATGACTTGTTGTGCATCGTCACCTTGATATACAGTCTTGACTTTACCTTCAACAATTACTTCCATCATTCATCCTCCACTTTGTATGTAATAGTAATTTGATTATACACTTCATCTCGGTTGTCACTGTCATATACACGACAACGTTCTATCTTGGCATTCAATAGTTTAACAATATTCCTCAGTTGCCATTCGGAATTAAACTTGATAAACCCGTCGTCCATCCAACTCTTATTAGATCCTGGTGTGTTAAAATCATCCATTATTCAATACCTGGGGGGAAAGTGTCAATCTCAGTTAGTTCGTAGTCCCAGTCTTCCATGACTGTATTGGCAAGGAATCTATCAGATAGCATTTCGAGTTCCTTCTCAGCATACTCTCTGGTCTCTGCCTCCAACCAAACGTCGATGACCTTACCAAGTCTAAGTTTCTTGATATTCAACTCGGACAATCTCTTACAGGCATCTCTCACGGCGTTGCCTGGTGAGTCATCCACCTGTGATCGTAGTCGGATGAATACTAATGCTTTAAACTTCATACTTTCTCCCTCTCATCAAGTGCTTCATGAATAATTTGTTTCAACTCCATACGTTCTTCTTCAGTGAAGACCGTACGACTTCTTACTGGCATTGGGGGGATATCTCTCATAGGATTAGCGATACCCTCAGAGGGTATACTCATTCCTTGTGTGTCAATTTTGTCCATTAGTGATTTTAATCCAACAAGGTTTACATAACGAATTTGTCCAGCTACCATCAGTTGCTTGGTGTCCCACTTGAGGAGTTTCGTTCGCTGGTACCATTTTACCACACCCAACACATTTTGTCTTCCACATCTTCATAAGACTTCTTGTTCGGGGTTGAGGTCCTTTACAAATTGCTCGGGGTCCTTCTCAGACTTATGGACCCAATGATAACGTAACATCTCATTTTCTGGGTCCCATGTCTGAACACAAATATAATCAGACTTCATATTGTTTAATCAATCTGTTAACTTGTTTCTTGTCAGACCCACAGGGAGCGTTGTTTAGGCACCTAAGGATTAGTTCAGTATCAGTGATGGTAGGTTTAATTGTAAACCCCCATTTGTCAACTTCACCCACTGGTGCCTCATGTGGATCAACTTTAAATAAATCAGTCACGTTGCCTCAATCATCAACATGTTTTATTTAATAGTTAATTGAAACCCCCACCACTGGGTTTCTTTTGCTTATTGGGCTTAACTGGCATGTATGCCAGTAACTTTTCTTCAGATCTACTTTGAAGTAAAGTTAACATCTTGTCGTGAGCATACTGATATCGTGCCCCTTCACTCATTTGGTCTAACAGATAGGTGGCAACGTCGTATCTAAGCTCTTCGAGTTCATTGCTAGTCATGGGTTTCTGTCTTTAACTTTACTTATTAGATAATATTACTAAGAGGGGTAGTTTTTGTTGATTATGTGATAATCTTACCTGAGTTTTGTGGGGTAATGATAGGAGAGAAGATTTCTTTGTAGTTTTGGATTAACTCTTTATTTGGTGTGGTGTAATAGACAACATTGGTGGTAGACATTCTAACTTCACTACCTAACTCACCTAATGGTGACCAGGGAACAAAACTAACTGTGCCTTCTTTTGTGGGTACAAGTGCGATAGGTTCTTTCAGTGTTAGGAATCCATCAGATTCACTTACAACTTCAGCAACAATCATTTCGTTAGATTGTAACCGGATCAATTCAATGGTCTCGTGATTCATAATAAACCTTCGTTGTTGAGATAATGAAGGGTTTCTTTCAACCCTCCGATGTGTTTGTAGCCAATGGCAACTTGTGGATACTCTGCGTGGGAACCAAACTCACTATCAAAATCAGTTTGGTTGAAGTCTTTATCTAGAGTGTATTCCAAAAACTCCCCACCCACACTGGACAGGAGCATCTTAGCCCTGTCACATTCTTGGTTGTTGTTACTATACAGGATTACTGATGGTAGACTCATAAGTCACCTTCTTGACGGTTCTCTGAGTAGAATGGGTCAAACTCACCACCGGGGTAACGAGCTTCCAACTTCTCTACATTCATCTCTACGATTTCTTCAATGGGGGTGTCAAGAGCGATAAGACATTGGGTTAGATACCACATGACATCACCCAACTCCCTTTTCAGGTGAAAGATAGTTTCCTCATCCCACTTCTTACCCTGGAAGACTAATTTCTTGACAATCTCCATAACCTCACCACCTTCAGCTGTGAGACCAACGGCACCAGTTATCAGACGTTCAATGTTAGCACCTTTCTCATCCAGTGAGACTAGACGATCACTGAGGGCAAGGAAGTCACGAGACTCGTCAGAAGTAACAGCATCAACAAACTTACGATACTTCTGGAAGTCAATTTGCTTAGTCATGAAAATAATTCTCTTAATTCAGATTGGGGGGTTATGTTACGATATTTCTCTACCCTAGAATGGGGGTAGAGTTCGAGAATGAAGTTTAGGTCTCGGACGGAAGTACAACATCGTGTACCATTACATGATAGTGGTACATCAGACACGAGACGAATCAAATAATAATAGTCACTTTCCATTAGTAATTGAAATCAGCGAATGAGTTCGATTTGAATTTTGACTCAGTGTCATTATACTTGGTCGTAGGCTCGCTGTCAAGGATGTCGTCTTGAGCCGATTGTTCCACATCGTACAACCTCATCTTGGCTCTATCGATACCCACCACAAATTTGCGGTGATAACCGGCGTCATTGTATCTATTCTTGAGTTGTTTGACCATTATCTGGCCCATTTCTTCGAGTTCATCGTTAGAAATAAGAGCAAACATGAAGTCGGCAGTAGCAGGAAGGCCAAAAGACTCAGACGTATCAGTAAGTGAGACATCGGTTGAAGAAAATCCAGAACGAGTAGTTTGTGTAGCAGAAATTATAGGAACATTGTATTGGACGGCTAGCCCTCTAAGTTCCTCGGCAATACTCTTGACAACAGTATAAGAATTGACGTTGGAACCAGCACGGTACCGACTAGAGTTGCATATATTAAGATAATCAACGAAAACGATATCAGGGACGAAATTCTTTTTGAGGTGCAATTCTTTGAGAAGTGAGTCGAAGTGTCCACTATGTGCAGATGCGGTTGGGTATTCTTTAATGAAGAGTTGACCTTGGGTCTTCTTCTGAAGATTATTTACCCTTGTTTCGAACACAGGTCGTGGAATTTCTGTGATATCTTGAACATTTGTATCTAAGAGGTTCGCGTCAATTCGCTCAGCAATTCTCTCTTCCGCCATCTCAAGAGTGATGTAGAGAACGTTCTTCCCCTGCAGGAGACAGGAGCTAGCGAACGAGCACATGAATAGAGACTTTCCGACGCCTGTACCAGCAAGAGCGATGTTGAGAGTTTTATTAGGGATCCCACCTTTCGTAATTTTGTCAAAGTATTCGAGTCCAAAACTGATTCGTTCCTCCTTTAAGTGATAGAAATCATAACGTTCGTTATAATCATTTAGATAGTCGTGACCTACGTGTGGG